AGTAAATGTAAGATTCATTATGTCAATGTCATCAGCAACACCTTGAGGAATTGTTCTAGAACTCCACGTTTGATTAGTTAATTCTAATAAACTTAATGATGTCCAATCAATATAATTATCAGTAGTCTGTAACTCTAAACTTGGATTGAAAAGAACCACTAGCTGTTCCCAAATTTGAAATTTTTGACGAGTATTTGTAGTCCAAATATCAGCAGCGAAGGTCGCTATATATGGAACGGGCATGATTCTTTCTACGGTGTAATTACTGCCTTGAATGTTCAAATATTCCTGGTTATTTTCGTCAAAAGCCCTCTCTTTTATATGGATTTTGCTAACAAATGTGGGGTCTTGCATCCTGGGTCGGTCATACTGCATATCCTTAATATAACACGAAATAAATGGCGCACTTGGAATAGTATTTTCACTATTCTTCCTTAACAGCTGACCAACTTGTCGAGTCATATCGCCATATCGAGTAGGTATTTGCGTAAGATTTCCTTTAGCATCTTTATATGCAATATTACTCATCACATTAATAAATTGTACCAAGTATCTTTCTACTTGATTGTCAAAGAAATAATCCATATTAATTGTCCGCCCGTGGTCGTAATGCTTTACTCAATGCTTGACGTTCTACTACAACTTCTCCAGCAATAGTAGCAGTATTTGTATTGTTGATAAATCCAGATAATTGTGTCTTCTTAATCTTATTAGGATCAGTAGTTTGGGTACCACCTTTTGTACTTACGGTCATTCTTACATTATCTTCAAATTTAATCCAATGCCTGCCATCATATCTAAACAATCGGTTAGGCATATAATCAGTACGTAAATGAAACTGTCCATTGGTTGCATTGCCTGGAAATGTAATACCTTGACTATAATATGCACCATTGGGTGGTAAGCCGTCGCCAGTTAAGTATCCTACATAATAATTATGTGTGGGTGAATTAAATACCATACTAGCATCTAATTCAGTACTGTCTATACTAATATCGTAGTCAGTGTTAGATACATCCGATATATCAATTTTTTCTTTTGTGAGCCTAGGAACAACATACATGTGTTCGGTATTATATCCACTTCTACCAACATTGGCCTCGGCCTGTGCTACTATTTGATTATTAATTTCGATATTTTTCTGATATGTTGATATTAGATCGCGCAAGGTGCTACCGTCATCAGCTCCGGAATCTTGATCTAATATTTCTTTAAATTCTTGACTATCGATTAACGGTTGACATTTTGCTCTTACCAGATGAGGATACCATGTTTGACTATATCCGCTAGCAGGACGAGTAACTTCTGATACAACGTAAAATCTTTTTAATGCTACTAGGCTATCGTCTAGTGCATATTCATCTTTCTGATGGGGTAATTCGATAACATCACCTGCCATGATTTTTCTACCTAAAGAATCAACCGTACCTCGAAGATGAAAGTTAATCATTATATTGTCATTGTTTAGAAATAATCCAAACTGACTTAGATTAAAATCGAGATCTTGCAAAGTATAAATTCCGCGAATAGTATATACATCTGGAGCATAATGTCGATCTCTATTTTCCATTAGTAACAAATCTTGTATTCCTAACTCAGGAATAGGATTAGAATTATTAGGAACACTGGGACTAGCGGTGCCTGCTTCGGGATCTACTGGTCCCAAATATTTGTGTATTAACACATCTGTACCGCCAACCTGAAATTGTTCGTTAATTGCACGATCTAAAAATTTAAAATCATTGCCCTTTTCCGGGCGATACATACTTAGTCTTGGCATAGTCTTATATTTAGCCCCCTTAAAAGGATAAATATCAGTATGACCGAAAACGAAAATCAACGCCAACAAATAGTGCAATATGTGCAAGCAATGCTTGGATCAGGAATGATCGATGTTGAACTAGATCCTGTTCATTATAATACCGCAATAGATCGCGCTGTGGCCAAATATCGTCAACGAAGTTCAAACGCCGTTGAAGAAAGTTTTGGGTTTCTAACATTAGAATCTGATCAAAATGAATATATATTGCCCACAGAAGTAACCAATGTTCGTCAAATTTTTAGACGCAGTATCGGTAGCAGAACAGGTGGCGGTCAGGGTGGATCTTTATACGAACCGTTTAATCTAGCATATTCTAATACCTACTTATTGACATCATCTAACATGGGTGGATTAGCCACATATTATGCATTTGCTAGTTATCAAAAGTTAGTAGGTAAAATGTTTGGCAGTGAGATTAATTTTTCATTTAATAAAACTACTAAAAAATTAACTATCATGCAGCGTCCTCGTGCTGAGGAAGAAGTAATGCTATGGTTATATAACTATCGTCCAGATTTTAATTTGATGCAAGATCAATTTGCCGGACAATGGCTTAAAGATTACAGTCTAGCCACATGTAAAATCATGTTGGGCGAAGCTCGTGAAAAATTTAGTCAAATTGCAAGCCCAACTGGAGGAACAAGTCTAAATGGTGCTGCACTTAAAGCAGAAGGCAAAGCAGAGATAGAAACATTAGAGTTAGATCTAGTTAACTACAAAGATGGCGGCACGCCACTTACTTTCATTATCGGTTAATAAAAATATTGACATTGTAGTCTAAATGTAATAAATTATAATATCAGTTGGGGATGCTATGATTATAGGTTTTGTAGGTTTAATTGGCGCAGGCAAAGACACTGCCGCAGATTATTTGGTTAATACACACGGATTTAGACGAGATAGTTTTGCCAGTACACTCAAAGACGCAGTTTCACATGTGTTTGGATGGGATCGAACACTGCTAGAGGGTCGTACCAAAGAAGCCCGTGAGTGGCGAGAACAGGTGGATCCTTGGTGGGCAGAAAGATTAGATATGCCCACTCTCACTCCACGATGGATTCTACAACATTGGGGAACGGACGTATGTCGTGTTGCATTCCATAACGATATTTGGATTGCTAGTTTAGAAAATAAAATTCGAAAAACTAATGATAATATTGTTATTAGTGATGTTCGATTCCCTAATGAGATTAGGGCAATTCACAATGCAGGCGGTCAAGTTATCCGTGTAAAACGCGGCGATGATCCTAAATGGTTTGAATATGCATTGGCATTTAATCGTGGTCCAAATGGCAATACTGAATGGGCCCTTAGTAAATCAAAATTGGACAGGATGAAGATACACGCAAGTGAATATTCCTGGGTTGGTGGCAAAATTGATGCCACAGTATCTAATGATTCCACAGTTGACGAACTATTCAATCAACTTAAAAATCTGGTCGAAGATCTCCCTGTCTCCAAGGTAGCTTGAGTTGATGAAGTATGCGCTGACAGTTGGCGCATACTGTTTTTAAATTTGTATATCGGCAATTGATGGGATTACCATCTACATAATATACATTAAACTGCTCTAGATATTTTGAAGTAAACCCGCATTTATCACATGTGGTTTTTTTCTTATATCCTGCCTTGTGCCATAATGGTACACCTTCTTTACGCTGACTGGCACAATGGTCGCACTTTGACCTATAGAATGGTTTCCCTTCTTTATAATAATTAATTGCAACTGGACGTTGACCACATTCTTTGCAGAGATTTCTCATTTGCGCCCTTTTTCTTGCCCTTTTCAGTTGTATTTAACCCCTTGTTTTTTTAACTACTGGCTAAATAACTCAAAGCAATCCAATTAGGAGATAGTATATATGGCAACATTGAATTCACCAGGCGTACAAGTACAAGTAATCGACGAGAGTTTCTACACTCCGTCTGCACCAGGCACGGTGCCAATGATATTTGTGGCTTCTGCACAAGATAAAACTAACCCAAGCGGTACTACTGCATTGGGTACAACCGCAGCTAATGCTGGCAAGATCTGGTTAATGACCGGCCAACGCGATCTTGCTGATACATTTGGTACACCGCACTTCTACACTGATGCAAGTGGCAATCCATTACACGGTGACGAATTAAACGAATATGGTCTACAAGCCGCATATAGTTTGTTGGGTGTTAGCAGCAGAGCATATGTTGTCCGTGCTGATATAGATACTTCTCAACTAGTACCGACCAGCAGCGTACCTGAAGGTAAGCCAAGGAACGGAACTTATTGGGTTGATACTGCATCTAGCATATTTGGTATTAAAGAGTGGAACAATACTACTAAAACATTTAAAGTTATAACCCCTATCGTATTAGATGATGATTCATCTGTATACATTAACGCTGGTTATCCTATCAACACAGTAGGTCAACCTGGTGATTATTGCATGGTTGTTACTAAAAATAACTATAATGCATTGTTTATCAAAACAGGAAGCCAATGGTCTCCAGTAATAAATGGTCAGGGCAGAATAGTACAAGTTAGCCCGCATTATCAATATCCAAATTTTAATGCAGATAAGAGTGTATGGATTACTACAACTACTCCAACTAATGGAGCAAACTGGAAAGTAAAGCGATATAATGGCGTGTCACAAGGATGGGATACAGTGTCTGCACCATTGTACGGAACCTTACCAGAAGCTACTAATGCATTAGATTCTACAGGTGGAAAGAATATTGCAGTGGGATCAATATTTGTTGAAACTAATGTTGATAATTTTTCAGATGCTGTGCAACCTGTAGATTTTAAAATCTGGAGACGTGCAAATTCAGGAGCCACTACTGTTTTAGGTTCTGTTGCTACTCGTCTTGCAACTTTAACTTCTAGTTTTTCAATTAGAGAAACACTAGCAGGATCCGGTGATTGGGGCCCTGTACATAATACCGGTAATTTTACTCCTTCGGATAATACTGTATTAATTGCATCTCTTATCCCAGCAAAAGTTGCAGCATTGGGTCTAACTAATGTTTCGGCAAGTTTTGATGCAGCAACTAACAGGTTAACTTTTACTCATCGATTAGGTGGCGATTTTGAAATTATTGACGGTGCTGGTACTCCAATTGCATTCTCTGGAATCAGTACAGCAACCGCAAATGTATATGCTGCTCCAACTGCAGACGGGTACACATATATTGCTTCAAACTGGAAACCACTAGTATACGAGGCAAAGAAATCTGCACCGTACACTACTCCGGCTGATGGAAAGTTGTGGTATAGTTCAGTTCATGACGAAGTTGATATCATGTATCACAATGGTACAACATGGGTCGGATACCATGATGCTACGGCTTTCCCTAATACAAGTCCAGCAGGTCCTATTGTATCAGCTACTGAGCCTGATAAAGATACTGGTCAAAGCGACGGTTCGGCTCTAGTCGACGGCGACATTTGGATTTCTACAGCAGATATGGAAATGTATGGTAAAGACATTTATGTTTATAGTACCACTGCTGGATGGGTTAAACAAGATGTCACTGATCAATCAACACCGAACGGTTGGTTGTTTGCCGATGCTCGTTGGAGCGGTGCAGGTGAGGACGTTGAACCAGATAGTGTACAAAAATTGTTAACATATAACTATCTAGATCCCGATGCACCTGATCCTGCTATATATCCAAAAGGTATGCGTTTGTTCAATACTCGTCGTAGCGGATTTAATGTTAAGAAATACGTTTCTGGATATATTGACATCTATGCCAATAACGGAGTAAATCAACGTTACCCACATGGCGGCGGCGAATCAACTGCAATTTACAATATTGATCGTTGGGTAAGTCAACATAATGTAGCTGAAGACGGTTCCGGTGTATTTGGCCGTATGGCACAGAGAGCACAGATTGTTGCAGCATTTAAATCAACCATTGATTCCAATGCCGCAATTCGAGATACAGATACTGTAGTGTTTAATTTGATTG